TTATTATTATTAGTTCAGTCTGGAGTATCTCTTAAACAAGCAGCTCTTTTTGTATCTCAACCTATGGTTAGAGAGTATGTAAAAGACTCTAAACTAAGAAGAGGTCCTTTTGCTCCTTTGATTAACAGAGAGACAGAAGAAAACCAACATGCGGTAGATGCTAGAAATAACATCTTATTCTATGATGAGAAGTTTGGATTTAACTGGGATGCTTTAGAAATGATAGGTGAAAAATCATTTACGGGTAAACCTGAGAAGTGGAAAATCTTTGATAAAATATCAGCACGCTTAACAAACGCTAGTGAAAGCATGTTTACAGAAGAGGCTTTGAAAAATAATATTGTAAACTTTAATAATAGTAAAGAATATACTCAACAAGATAGAGAAGCTTTCATGCACTTCTTGGAACTTGAGCAGATGTCAAAAGGTCTTACTGAGATTAAACTTGCTATGAATTATGATACTACACGTAGTGGTAGTTTGTATGAAGCAAGAGCTAAACTTGAAAAAGAAGTTAAAGCATCTAAAGAAAGAGGTTTTGATGCAGAAGTATTTAGATCTATTATTGAGAACTCTCCTATTGGTAGTTTCAAAGTACAGGAATTCATGTTACAGTTGTGGGAGCCTTTCTTCCCGATAACTTCTTCTGAGGCTATGAATGAGTATCTCAAAGAAGAAAACATAGGAAGATATATAGCACGAGGTACATCTTTTGCCGGGGATGAAGAAGGAGCTGTTGAAGCTTTTAGATCACAGATTATTCCTTTCTTATTCCAAAATGATTACTATAGCTTTAAGATAGGTAAAGTATATCGTGGTAGAGAGATTGATGGAGACTTTGCTATGAAGAAAGCTGAGTTCTTAAGAAGAGGTGCTATGGAACAAGACGGTGTTATTTACTATGACCCGACTACTGTAAATAATGCTTTTGATAATCAAGATTACTCAGCAAGTGCTGCAGGTTTCTATGGATACTATGCTAAGAATAATGTAGCACCTTTACAACCTAATATCTTCTCAGACTTTAATAAAGAAAAAGGAAAAGAATTATATCAAAGATTCTTGTTAGAAAGAGAAAGCTTAAGAGGGTCTGTACATTATGATTTTAATAATGTAGCTAAGACTAAAGAGTATAAGCGTATTCTTTCTAATATGAAAGATCTTTACCGTAGTTATAATAAAGACTTGTTTAAGGCTGAGATGGAGATGAATGAAAATACTCCAGATGAGACAAGACAAGAAATACAAAGTAAGGTAAAAGATGCTGATGCTACAGCTGCAGTTTGGGCATATGAAACATATCTGAAGAATGCAGCTATGGATAATATGAACTTACCTAAGTATTTGTTCTATGGTGCTAACAGCTATGCTGATCAGTTCATGAACATTAAGAAGTCTTTCCCAAGTTTAAGCAAGTATTATCCTATTATGGAAGCATTAGATAAAAATACATCTAATGATAAAATTCCAGTTATAAACCTAGTACTTAGAGATAGCAGGTTAACACCTGAGCAGAAGACACTTTATGCTGAAAACATTGCGGAGCTTTCTGATGCATCTACAATTCAAGAAAAGTTTGCTAATATCTCTACAGATGATGCAGAGAACATAGCTAAGTTCTTCTCAAGATTTAGTACGTATTCATATATCCAGGGAGCAACTACACCGAAGAGTACATTTAATTTAATGTCCATAGCAAATGCTTCTGAAATTGGTAAGATGCTAACACCTTCTATAAATAACTTTATCTCTCTTATGGATAGAGTATCAGGTATGGAAGTTAATGATACATCAATTCAAGAACTTATCTTGGATAGTTACTTAAAAGCATTTAAAGCATCTAACTCTAATAAGAAAACAACTGCTAATAAGAGATTTAAGATCTTTGATGATCCTAACTTTAAGTTCTATGCTAATCCTGAGATGTCAGATAAAGCAGTTAGTGACTTTGTAGCTAGTACTACTAAAGCGGATGCTACTGTAAATCAGCAAGTTAGCTCTACACCAGTTGCTGCTCCTACTACTGTACTTACTATGGGTAAACAACAGAGAACTGGAGTAGCTACATTTACTATTCCTGGAGTTAAAGCAGAAACAGATGCTGTAGCCGCAGTAGAAGCTAAGACCTTTGGTCAAGCTAATATTGATGCTATTATAGCTGCTAATCCTAATACTGTATTTGTAGGAGCAGGTATTGCAATAAAGCCGGGAGCTACAAGTAGAAACACAACTAACTATAAAGCTTCTAATACTACAGTAGCACAAGTAGGTCCTGCTTCTTACGGAAGCATTCCATACAAATACTTGCCTAATGTGTACAAGAAAGACGGTACATTGATTGCAGATTCTATAATGAGTGATAAAACATATGATCAGAACATACAAGTACTAGAAGATGCTATCCAGAAGATTGTAGAAAATATAGGAGATAAAGACGTAGTATTTGATGCTAATGGTTATGGTCAAGAATTGCTAGGTAGAGATCCATTAAATCCTAACAGCATGGTACTTGATAAGGCTCCGGCACCTAAAACTTTCGTATATTTGTCTAAGAGGTTATATGAAGAATTTGGTTTCATAAATCCTAACTCTCTTGGTTCTAATACTATAGTGAATGCTGTACAAACAAACCAAAGAGTAAATGAACTTGAATTATTTAATACACTTAAAAACGAAGCACTAAGCTGCAGTATATAACATGGCCTGTAAGAATACAACCCCGGAATTTGAAGCTATAAAAAATGCATTTGATGAAGCTACAGCTTGGAGAGAAGCAGTAACAGCAGAGATGCAGAATAGACCTATGATGACTCCAGAAGAACTACTACCTAGTTTGAATGAACAAGGTAAGTTCTTGGAGATGTCTCAGGCAGAACCATTTGTAGATAACTATGAAGGGTTTGGAAGAGATGTATTATCTAAGCCAGAGTATTCTGTATTTGCTAAACCTATAGAAGTAACTAGTGAAGCTTCTAATAAGATCATGTCTATAGGAGCAATCCGAGATATATCTGATAAGCTTGAACAACAGTTCGGGGTACCTTATACCATGGTAAGTGAAGACCAAGCAGTAGCTGCTACGGCATCATTACCTCAGGAGCAACAATATAGAAAGGGGGATAAAGCATTCTTCTTAGGAGGACAAGTATATCTAGTAACAGATTACATAGACGCAAGCTCTGCATTACATGAATTTATTCACCCATTTGTAAGAGCTATAGCTAGAACAGGACAGAAGGGAGCAATAGACAGTATGTATGCTGATGTATTAGCTAGTAACCCTGAGCTAGTAGAACAAATCAAGCAGAAGTATAATTACTTGGAAGAGGGGAGTGAGTACTTTAAGGAAGAGGTGATAGTAACACACCTATCAAACCTTGTCAATCTTGAAGCATTAGGTAGAAATCTTACCCCTGAACATAAAACATTTCTTGGTAAGCTATTATATAATCTGAAGCAAATACTAAGGAAAGCATTTGGACGTAAGGTTTCTGTTGAGAGTCTCTCACCTACTACTACCTTATCAGACCTAGCACGTATGATTGAAGCTGGTACAGAGTTTAGTTTTAATACAGACATAGTTACTGATTCAGACTTTGCTGCTTATGTGCGTGATCATACTCAGTACTTCTCCGATCTTCGTAAACTAGAAAGAGCTGGTGAATTACAGAACAGCATTAACCGCATGTTTGATGTTGTACAGGATACAGTTAATAGAGTTGAGAAAAACAAAGACTATGAACTAGCTGCACAACTACTTAGAGATGAATATGACAGATCTGACTTACGTGAGATTCTTTCTTCTATACGTAGATATCAGACTATATCAGGTACCCCACTTGGAGCAGCTGCCCAGTCTGTAGAATTTGAGCGTGCTAAGATGACGGCCTTTGTTAATAGCATGGAACGTCTAGAAGTAGTTACTCTTAAGATTAATCAGAAACTTCAAGAACTATCTAGGGACCCGGATAACAAAGAAAACTTACAAGCTGTATTCTACATGAATAATGTTATTAATACATTAGAGACATTCATGAATGAGTATGACCAAGCTTTCACGTTAGCAGGTCTTACAACTAACAGCGCTATATACCAAGTAGTAAATAAAGTTCAAGCTAACTTGAAGCAGTCAAAAGTATTTACGAACAAAGTATATATGGCCGGAACTAGAGATGTTATTTATGACACTCTCATTCCTCTTAAAGAAGCTATAGATCAGAAGTATACTGAGATGATTGAATTCTTAGAAAGAAAGAATGCACCTCAGCAAGTTATAGAAGCTAGAAAAAGAGAATACGAAGAATTAAAACTTAGTCCAGAAAAGATAGAAGCCCTTATGAAGGGAGAACTTGGGGATGCCCATGCTCTTAATTCTTTCTTAGAAGGATACATGAATAACCAAGACCCTGTAGTATTTGGCTTTGCTATGTACGTAAAGAATAATCTTACAGATGTACAAACAAAAGCACAACTACAAGCTAACAGATACGCATCTGAATTAGAACCTCTGTTAAAAGCTGCAGGATTTAATCCAGGTAACATAGCTGATCTTGGTCAAAGAGTTACTTTCATAGATCAAGTAGGCGGAAGAGATAAAGATAAATTCAAATCTTATCAAGCATATACTTATCTCAATCCTTGGAAGAGTTACAAAAAAGATATTGATGAGTGGAACTTTAAGATAGAAGAAGCTAAGAAAGAAGCTGTAGATACAAAGGACTATCAGAAGGTTACAGACCTGATCAATGAGAAGCGTGCATGGGAAAGAAGATACATGCATACAGAGTATACAGATAAGTACTATGCTAAGTATGACTTGTTAGAAAAAGATGATATTGGTAAAGAAGCTAGAAATAGAGTAGACCAAATTGAATCTGAAATTAGAAATATAAATAACGCAATTGCTTCAGACTACGAGCAGTATGAGTACATGCAAGAGTTAGAAGTACTTCATAGAAGAAAGAAACAACTCTACTCTCTACTTGATGAAAGAGGTAAGATGAAAGTAGGATTAGATCTTGAGATTGCTAAGAGATTACAAGAGTTTCAGAAAGCTAGTAAAGATATGTATGATGAGATTCCTCTACGTGGGGTATTTCAGAATGCGTTCTTGAACTTTGCTCAGAGCTTAGTAGATAGAAACATCCAACCTGGATCAGATGAGTATAACCAACATATAGATAATTGGTTAAAACTAAATACTAAAATTAGAATTAAGCCTACCTTCTATGAACAACGTGCGGCTATCTATGATGAGTTGGCAAACCTTAAAGAAGAGCAAAAGAATTTACTAAGATTAGCTAACCAGCCTCTTGTAAATGATGAGCTAGCTAAACTTTATGAAGAGAGATCTTTGTTAGTTGCTAAGTATAGAGATAAAGATGGTCAGCCAGCATCACTCGAGATGACTCCTGAGATTCTTGAAAAGGTAAAAGTATTAGAAGATAAGATTAAAGCTGCTAAAGAAAATCTACTTACAAGAAGCGGATTAACTAAAGTAGAACAATCTGAGCTTAATAGACTTAGTGAGAAGCGTGAGATGTTCTTAATGACAGGTAGACTTGAAGACAAACCTACCCAGCAAGAATATGCTAGACGCAAAGAGTTAATAGATAAAAGAATTAAAAGACAAGGTAAAGACTTGTCAGCAGATGCTAAAGCAGCATTAGAAAGAGAACAAGAGGTGTACGATAGAATGATGAAACTCTATAAAGACTTAGAGAATATTCAGACTAATGACCCTACTGATGATTACATTACAGTTCTTAATAGTTACTTTGCAGAGTTTTCTGATGATGTAAAACAGATATTCCTAAACATGGGTATCAAAGAGTTTACATTAGAGAACATAGATATCTTTGACAACATAAACTTTGTAGAGGTACTTCGTAATAATAGTGCTGACTTCAAGAAATGGTTTGATGAAAATCACACAGAAGAAAATTACTACAACACAACTACCGGGCAATCAGATACTAGATATAAGAGAACTGCTGCATGGAGTGTAATAAGACCTTCTAATGTAGACCATTATGAAACTACAGAAATTGTAAACCCAGACGGCTCATCTAGAAAAATCTTAGGTGTGCCTGTAGGAAAATATTACAGATATCAAGTTAAGCAAGATCCTGCTGCAGGATTTGTAACTAAGAAAATAACTATCAGAGAAGCAATTGCTTCGGGAGATATTACACAAGCAAACTGGGACGGCTTTAACTGGCTACCTAAGCTTAATGTAATGAACAATGATGGTACACAAGATACTACATATGTTGAGAATAATTTCTTCAAAGTAAAACAAAGTGACCCAGCATTGTATAATCTTTTGATCAAGCTTATAGACGAGCATTTAATGATGCAAGAAGATAAAGCTCCTGAAGAAAGACTTGGACTAGAAATACCTAGATATGAAAAGTCTAACTTAGAAGCACTACAGTCTAGAAACTTTACAGATGCTGAAGGCAATGAAGTAAAACAGAATCCTATTTCTGTATTCATGAATAAGTTCAGAGCATTCTGGAAAGGAAGAGCTGATGACTTTGAAAGAGGATTTAATGCTGAAGAACAAAAGCAGTTTGTAAATACAGATTTGTTTGACGACAGAATCTCTAACATACCTATGACAGGTAAGTATAGATTGGATCTTCAAGATACATCTTTGGACATTCTAACCGGCACCATGAGATACATGTTGTCTTTAGAAAAGAATAAGAAGCTACGAGAGATGAGTCCGACAGCTAGAGCTTTGCAACAAGTGTTACGTGATCCGGTTAACGCAGCTAAAGAAGTAAATACTTTCAGTAAAAGAGCATTGCTTAATAGATCATTAGAAAAACAAATTACTAAGAAAGGACAAACTATACGCTCTAAAGCTATAGATAACTTTATAGAAAGAGAGTTTGAAGGTAAGAACCAAACAGGTATGCTTGCAGATAACAAGTGGATTACTAACTTGTCTAACTTCATGCTTCATACTTCAGCTCTTGGATACTTTGCGTTAAACATTCCTTCTGCTATCAAGAACTCTATGGGTGCCAGACTGCAGGGAGTAATTGAAGGAGCAGCCGGAAGATTCTATAACAACCGTGACTTTGCAAAAGGTACAGTGTGGGCAAACAAAACCATGGCCGAAGTATCTTTTCAGATATATAAATACGGACCTAAGTCTCTAAATATACAGCTTACAGAATTATTTGACCCTACCTCTGGCTTCTATGCTGAGGGTCAAGACATGAAGTTTGGAGAAAACTTAACTAGAACATTTAAGAAAGATGTTGTAGAAGTAGGCTCTCTTCTTACTAATACTAGGAAGTGGACAGAATTAAATGCTACATATAGCCTCTTTGGAGCAATGATGTACTCTCAAAAAGTACCTCAAACTATTGACGGCCAGACAGTTATGATCCCATACATAGAAGCTTGGGAAGTTGTAAATGGTCAGGCTCAGTTAAAAGAAGGCGTTGATCCTTCATGGGGACAAGAAGGTGCTAACTTTAAAGCTTATAGAAATAAGATACAGGCTGTAGGTAATAACTTGAATGGTGCCTTTGGTAAGTTTGACTATGCAGAGGCAGATAGATACTTACTCTTTAGACAAATCATGTTCTTGAAGAGATGGTTTACCCGCATGTTCATGAACAGATTCCAATTCAGAGGAAGTGTTATGGACCCTAAAGCTAGATATGATGCAGGTCTTAATGATACACACATGGGATTCTATGTAGAAGCTTTGCGTGCTATGAAAGAAGGTATTCAGACAGGAGGTAAATCTTTTGGCTCTATGACATCTGAACAGAAGCAAGCGTTTATGAGAATACTTATGGACTCTGCTATTCTAGTAGCAATGACATTACTCATTAGTATGGTATTTGGATTTGACGCAGATGATGATGAGAAGTATGAAAAGCTTAGAAAGAAATCAGGATCACTTCCTCTTAACTTCCTAGGTATAGTTAAGACTGCGGAAGATCCCCAACATCCATTTAATGTGGGAGGATACATATCAAATAACTTGTTGGCTCTTACATTACAGACTAGACAAGAACAATTAAACTGGGTACCGTTACCTAAGATGGGATTATCAGCATATACTGACTACTTAAACTTTGAATCATTAGCTGTAACATCTACTATAGAATCTTATGTTAAGATTTTAAGTCAGAGTATTAACTTACTTAGCGGTGACGAAAGCGCGTATTATAAAAGATCAGTGGGGCCATATGAATATCAACAACAAGGTGGTGCTAAGATGGCTAACTACTTTGCTAAGATGTTTGGATTCACAGGTTCAACTGTAGATCCGGTTATGGCTACTAAGAATTTTATTAGTAATTTGAATAGGAAAGGTGAAGGATAATTTGTAAATTAAAGTATATGAGTTTCATTAATTTTTTAAACTATAAGAAGTACATCGGAAGAAGTACTGACGCACAAGCTGCACGTATAGGTCACGTCAATGCTGTATATGATGCATTACAACAACCTGAAAAAAATTACTATGATGTTGCTATTAAACTAGAACTTGATGGAGATACAAATGAAGTTAAATATACTATAGTATATAATGAAATTCCATCAACTCTTAGAGCATTAAGGGTTATACTTAATCAAGATCCTTTGAATGATGTATTAGATATTTCAATATCAAACAGTACATCAGGATCTTTAACAACAATTGATTACAGTAATGTATCTGTATCGACAAATCAAATTATAACAGGAGCAGGAGCTATGCAAATTATTGATAATCAACAAACTTCCGCAGTTATATATTTAGGAATACAGGGTTACACAACACCGTTTGCAAATGTAGATAGACCTTTGTGGATAAATTTAAGACTTTTTAAAGATTTAATCTAATGAAAAAATACACAATAGACGAACTCAAAGCAGAGTTCAAGAAACACGGTTATGATTGGCCTGTGTTTCAATTAGTAGGTATTAGATCTAATGCTAATCTTAAGAATCAGTTTGACGATCTTATTGCGGTAATAGAAAAAGATAATATCACTTGGTACACATGTACTACTAATCCTGGTACTCACTGGTTGCAGAACTTGTTGAACCCAAAAGGTGCAGCATTACTTAAACCCGGACAATGGGATGACTGTTGGCAGATTGGTATGCACCAAGGTAAGTACGAAGCACTAACACAATGTGCTCCTGTAACTGTATTCAGAGATGGTAACAAGAATGACGTAGCTGAAGAATCTTCAGTAACTGAGACTGGTATCTTTGGTATCAACATTCACCGTGCTAATCCTACTATGGTTTCTAAGCTTATTGATAAATGGTCTGCCGGATGTCAGGTTCTTAATGATCCAAAACAATTTGCAGAGTTACTAGGCAAGTGTAAGAAATCTGGATTTAAGAAGTTTACGTATACACTTTTGAAAGAATTCTAATATGACACTCTTACAAGTAGATACTCCGGAAGTACACTTTGGTGTATTTGAGCAATTAGCAAACTATGGTGCATTAGGACTTGTTGTTCTTGCTCTAGGTTACTTAGCATGGTTCTTTATTAAAAGAAACTTAGATGAGAAAGATCGTCTAATCAAAAGATTAGAAGATATGAATGACGAAGCTAGAAAAAATAAGCAATGATAGTTTTACAGGCACCGCCATCATTTGGAGTATTTGAAACCTTGACCCAGTACGGAGCACTAGGTGTTATCGTATTAGGTTTAGGTGCAGTATTATGGTTCATGCTCAAGCGTCAGATAGCATCTGAAGATGCGTTAAAAAAGAAAGTTGATGACTTGCAGAAAGAACTTAATGACTATATTAAAACAGATACCGGAAAGATACAAAGTGCTTTAGACAATAACACGCAAGCCCTTAGAGATTTACGTGAGATTATATTACTTAGTAAGAAGTGAAGAAAAATCTTTTACTATACGTAGTTTTAATAGCCTTAGTAAGCTTAGTAGTATTAAGCATTGGTATGGCAGGTAATGGGCACGTGGAAGTAGTAGAAGAAAATGTAACATTAGAAGAAAAGAATACAACATTAACAAAACAAAATCAAGCACTAACTGATGAGAATCACCAACTAACTCAGAAGGTTGAAGTTTTAGAAACAACTGTAGATGCATATGAAAAAGCTGACTCTGCTCGTAGTTCTCACCCTATTGACTCTTGGGAACTTATTGTCCCAATCAAATAAGAATTATCCATACACTACAGTTGATGAGGATGGTGTTACTAAGATAGTAGTAATGACTACTGATCAAGCTGACCTTATAAATAAGAAATATAAGGAGATGGAAGCTGAACTTAATGCGTTAAAGACTACCATTAAGACACAGAGAGATACTATTACTAAGCAGAGAATAATTATTAAAATTAAAACAGACACTATTCTAAAGCAAGAAATAGTAATCAAAACCCAGGTTGATACTATTACTAAGTATAATGAGAAAGTAGTTTATATTGAGACTGATAAAGATAGTATCAACACTCAGTTCTCATCTCTACAAGATAGTTTATGGAAATGGGCACTTGGCCCTACGTTGATTTATACAAGCTATCCAGATAATACTAATGTATATCTTATGGATTTGTCACATTACTATATGGCAACAGATGACTTTGGTATAGTGATGGCTAAGATGTTACCACGTGACTATAAAAAGTATAAAGACTTTGTTACAGCATATGGGTTAGATGAGAAAGCCGTCTGGAGATTTAGAAATGAAATGAATATAGAATACTTACCTCACCTTAAAGTAGAAGAAAAAAAAGTTTGGAAATATAAAACACAATATAAAAAATGAAAAAGTTTTGGACAATGTTTGATGACAATAACTCTGTAAATGAAAAAGCAGTTATTGGGTTTGGTGCATTTATAGTAATGATTATCTTTGCTATAGTTGACATAGTAACAGGTATCTTAAACCAACCTTTACTAGTAAATGAGTTTATCTTTGATTCTTTTAAACTACTTACAATAGCATGCTTTGGTATTGCATCAGTAGATAAATGGATTAATAAGAAACATGGTAATGAAGAAAACAATGAGGGAGAATCAGAATCAACTAATTAAGGATATACTAATAGTTGTAATAATTTGTATTGTAGCTACTCTATTTGTCTATGAGATGTATAGAGTTAGTACTTTAGAAGTACATACTAACAAATTAAAAGAGAAAATCTCAGCAGATAGTCTAACACAAGATTCTCTTGAGATGAAAATCCTACACGATAGCCTAGCACATGTAGATAGCCTACGCGTAATTCATATTAAACACTTAAAGGATCTAGATAATGCAAACAATGATCAACGTAACCAAGACATTAATATTATTAAGCGTGCTTCTAATGAGCAGCTTGACAGTCTGTGGTCAATTTACTCCCCAAAGATTAGTAATTAATGGACAGTCAGGGGTGTTTCTTACTCCTGAACAAGAACGTGCTGTGCTTACAGCTATGGTTGACTTACGTTATTATTCTAAAGGTGTATCTCTAAGAGATAGTATAATCTTAGATTCTGAAAAAAGAATTGGGGATAAAAACTTAGAGATCAAGTTATTAACATCAAGCTATAACAAATGTATAGGTGATGCAAAAACTTATGTTAAAGATTATAATTTACTCATAGAAGAGTATAATGAGATTAATGGTGAATACATCAACTTAAAATTAAAACATTCTAAGTCTATTAATTGGAATATTGGATTAGCTTGTAGTACTTTGTTGCTAGGAACACTTCTTGTAATAACAAACTAATGGACAGTAATTTTTATTTTTTAAGAGCTCAGATTAGAGCTATGAATCCAGAATGGACTAACTCACAAATAGATGATGAAGTACGTCGTATAATGACAGAGAAGAAAGACTGGTATGATGATAATGATGATGATGGTTGTTTATATTGTGGATCTTAACTATATTAGTATATGAAGAAATCAATGAGACCAGATAATAATAATCTGGATGCTATTGCTAAACAAGCAAGACAGCCTATACCTAAAGCTATGTTTGGTATTGGTAAGTTGTTTAAAGGAATTAGGCAAGGAAGAAATAACTATATGGAATCTGCTGGTAAAATTATAGGTGGTGACCCTATGGGCGGTATCTCTCAACAAACAGGTTTACCTCCTGAACAACTTGCACAGATTGGTATGAAAGCAGGTATGGCAGCAGCCGGTGTACCTCCAATTGGAAAAAAAGGTGGATCAGTTAAAATGAAAAAAAAGTGTTAAGCCATGGCAAAAGTTAATACTGCAAAGAATAACTACGCACCCTCAGGCGCACGTAAGAAGCGCCCGGGGATTGTAGCTAAAAAGAAAACAAGTAAACTAAAGTCCAGTAAGCTATATAAGAAAGCTTACCGTGGTCAAGGGTAACAACTCCCTTGATTATTTTTTGTCTAGAATAGACTTAATATCTGGCTTAGAATAATTAGGACCTTTAAGAATTTTACCATCTTCTCTGAGAATGGGTAATCCATCTTCTCCTAATTTACTCATGTTAGATCTTTGAATCTCTTCAAAGACTTCCACAATTTTGTCTTGCATACCATGTTTAAGAATGGTGCCCACCAGTATATATAACTGATCACCGAGAGCATCAGCAATACCCACCAAATCATTCTCCCGGCACGCCAAAAGATATTCAAATAGTTCTTCTGCTTGTAGGTCATGTCTTAGTTGATATTCTTTCTCTTTAATTAAACTTGGTTCTGATGCATAGTGTTGTCCGAAGGCATCATGAAAGTGCTTTACAGCATTAATTATATCTTGCATATTAGTAACTAGAATAATACCACTCGTCATAGTTAGGTGGTAGTTGTTGAAACTTCATTTTATTTAAGGGGTCATTTGCTTTTGTCAGAGGATTATCAGTAGATATCTTAGGTAAACCTAGTTGATCCATTCCTCTATGATGTCCAGGAGTACGCAACTCCTCCATCTTCTTTTCAGCTTTTGCTTTAGTCTCTTTGATAGCTTCACAGAATCTGTTATGCATACCATTGGTCTCTAACATCATAGCTTCCATTAAGATAAGATAGTTGATAGCATCACCAAACTTCTCACGAATAACATGTTCAGAATAAGGTTTATTATTACTGATCATATCTTTAATAGACTGAAGGTGTTTAATCATGTATTCCCATGCTACCATTTCACGGTTGCTATGGAAAGACATTTTAGCACCCTCTTCAAAGTTGTGAAAAACATTTACATCATCAGCGTATTCAGCGCCTTTCTTTTGTAGTACTGATTCAATAAGTTCTTTACGCTTATCTACTAGCTTATTAAATTCTGTTTTGTTCATAACATTAAGTTAGAACCCCAAGGGGGCATGCAAGGGTCACACCCCCAGGGTTCTGTTTTTATAGTTCTGGTAAATCTAAGATATCACCATCAAAGTTAAAGAAATCTGTATCTTCATTCAAAGAACTTTCTTCTTTTTCTTGATCTTCATAGAATGCATCAGGTACTGGTGTAGTATCTAATGGAATATCTTCCTCTTCAAAGTCAAATATTTCTAGTTCAGGTTCTTTATCAATGTCAAAATCTGAACCTGTATTTTCTACATTATCAAATCCTGGAATCAATAAGTCATTAGTCATATCAATATATAGCTCCTCTTCTTCTGCAATAACATCAAAGATATTTATCTGGTTAGGATCTGTCTCTACGATGTTTACAGGAAATGAAGGTTGAGGAGTTACCGTATTACTAATAACTGTATGAACCATCTCATTATATACTACATCAAAACATCCGATGTGAGATCTAGTATAAAACTTAGGATGACTATGTTGAATAGAATATGCTAATCCTGTATATACCGTCCATAAAGATATCTCATCAGAGTTTACAAATAACTTATCATAGTAATGTTTAC